TGGTATTGTGGAATAATAATTCTCGGTAAGAGGTGCGCTCAGATGTGAGATAAACAGAAACTCGCATCGCTAATTGGGGATCCATAATCCATTGCTTGTTTTTTTCATCCCAATCACAAGTGAGTTCCAAGTCCTCAAGAATGTCCCCTAAATGGTAAAGTATGCCGATGTATTCACAGAGAAGAGAATAAAAAGTTACCCACTCATCGGGTTGTTTATCATCAAAAACTTCTCGAAGTGTGAAAAAGGCTTTGTCTCTTTTGTTTAATAGATCTCTTAGGTAATATTCTTGTTCAGCCTTCTTCAGAGCGTAGACAACTTTTTTGCTCATATGCTGGGGCCGGTACCATGAAACTTTTTATTTTTTTGTTGGCTTGTCACCAATCTAGCTAAAATATATTTCTTGCCTTTGTCATCTTCTTTTATCTGGAACGAATACGGCTCGGGATCAAAATCTCCATAGAGCGCTTTTCTCTTTCTAACCTTGCCATATTTACTTTTTGGAGGGGTGTTGAGAAACTCAACGCATCTTTTGACTATGGCTTCGTCATCCTCACATTCTTTTTTGGCCTCTTCGTAATCCAAGTCAATATTAACCAAAACAACCCATTTTTTCTTTGCATATCCCTTTATCGCCCAAAACCAACTTTGGCAATACATGCCATGCTTTGGTTTCTTGCTTTCCGTTCTAGAATATCTTTTTATAATGGGTAGTAAGTCACACTCAATCATTTTTCCTCCGATGTTTCAAACCATTTTTTTAAATCAGTGAATCCGCCAATCAATTTTTCTTTGCCATTTCCTTCTTTCACAACAATTAGTGGAACCGTACTCCACTCGCGAGCCTTCTTAAGCGCGTTTAGTTCATCTCGTTGTTCATCCATTACAAAAGTAGAGAAGAAAGTTTTCTGTTTTACAAGCTCCTCAACGGCCTGTAGACAAAAGGGACAATCAGATAATGCCCAAACGTAGTAATGGTCATCCATTTAGCAATGTTTTTCCTTTCAGTTTCGACTCAATCAGGTTCGGATCTCCAACAACAACGAATTCAGTACCGCCGGAGCCATTTTGAATGAATAATTTCGTAAAAATTTGATTGTCATCAAAATTTGAATTTTTGTTTTCATTAACATAGTTTTTTGTTAAGTTGTCTTCACGTAGATAAACGACATGCTTGGGGTTTACAAAAACATCTCTAAGACTAATCCTCCCAATATCTTTAACAACTTCTATAAGCTTTATCATGATTGACCTCCATTTCATGTTTTCTAAGACTTTTTTCTTTAAAAAGTAAATTCTTCTTTGTTTCATCCCAGAAAGACACTTTGATTAAACCGTCTGAAGAATCTTTTTGTTTTGTTACAACACCATAATTTGGCTTCTTTGTTTTGTAGTGAGGAATCACCGAGTAGTAAGCATCGCTGTGGCCTAGAGAACCCTCCAGAATCCACACCAAATCGCCAACGTTAAAATTAATCATTTTCCGCTTCTCTCTGCGGTTCTGGTGTCCTTTGGCCCTCTTGCTCCTGTGAGTAACGAATCTGCGCATAGCCAACCAAAATATTGTTTATTTCAAGGAGTTTATCATTAAATCTTTTAGACGAGTCAAGGTATTTCTTGATGGCCTGAAGAACTTCAATTAAATTGTCATCTTCAAAAGTGGTTCCTGCTTTTTCCTGAAGTTCTTCGTGTGCTTTTTCTGCCGAAGCAACTTCTTTCTTATACAAAGAAAAAGCACTTGATAATACTTCTTCCAAGTCCACCGAATAGGAGATATTTACTTTCATTTTTCCTCTCTTTTATACAAATGTTGCCTTATAGATGGTGGCAACAGTAAGTGTTATAACTGATGTGATTATCATCCAGAGCAAACGAGATGATGTTTCTTTCCATTGTTCTAATTCCCTCAATCTTGCGTAAAGTCCAGAATCGGGATGATAAACTGCTTGTTTGATCTGGCTGATGTCTTCGGCCATTTCTTCTTGTTTGTCTTTGACCGTATTGATGTTTTGCATCATAATATCAAGTTTGCCATTCAATTCCATGATAGCTAAAGCGCCGTCTACTATTGATTTGTCAGCCATTTTTTACTCCGGTGGTGCACTGTAACATTAAATAGTTTGCTTAAGAATCTTAGCTCTCAATAATCGCATAATTAGATGAAATAAGTGTACCAGCAACAGAGACAGCATTTTGAAGGGCACATCGTGTCACTCTTGCTGGATCAATGATACCTGCGTTGAGTACGTTGACAGGTTTTCCTATCTTGAAGTCATAGCCCATTCCCTTTTTGCCATTTTCTACCTTGTCCAGTATAATATCAACAGACTCCCCTGCGTTCAATGCCATTTGCTTGAGCGGTTCTTTTATGGACTGCTCTATAATTTTTATTCCCATAGATTGCCACTCATTCTCAGTTTCAGATTCAAGTTTTTTAAACAATTTTTTAGATTGTTGAGCTAGGAACGAGGCGCCGCCGGGGAGAATACCCTCCAGCTGGGCAGAGCGAACAGCTTCCAGCGAGTCTGCAACACGGTGGCGTTTTTCAATCATCTCAATTTCTGTGGCGCCGCCGACTCTAATTACAGATACGCCGGAGGCAAGCCTCGTAATTCTCTCCTGTAGTTTCTCACACTCTGTCATGCTATCTGTATCTTGCATTATTGCTTTTAATTTGTCAATCTCTTTTTCAATTAATTCTAAGTCTCCGGAACCTCCAACCATGGTGGTTAAATTTTTACTCACTTCAAGTTTTTTAATTTCTCCAAAGTCTGTTAGCTTAACTTCCTTCAAAGAGACCCCTTGCTCCCTTGAAATAAATGTAGCGCCCACTGAAAGGGCCAAATCCTTAAGTGTATTTCTGCGTTCCTCGCCATAGTTTGGAGCTTTTATCCCTACGACGCGCATAGTTCCACGCATTGCATTCATTATTAAAGCTGCGAGGGCTTGGTCTTGAATGTCCTCTGCGACGATAACAAAGGGTCTTCCCTCCCGAGAGGCAATCTCTAGGGCAGGAAGCATTTCTTCTACAGACTCTATCTTTTCGTCTGTTACCATTACCAAAGACTCGTTATACTTAACTAGTCCTCGTTGCTCTTCATTAATGAACGCAGAGGCTAGGTAACCTGAGTTGAACCTAAAGCCTTCTACCAGATCAAGGCTCGTCTCGATAGAGCGAGCATCTTCAATAGTCACAGAGCCGTCCTTGCCAGCCAAGTCTATTGCTTTGGCTACAAGCTTCCCAATTGTTTTGTCCCCGTTTGCAGAAATAGTTGCAATGTTCTCAACGTCTTCCAGCGACTTGACCGGCGTTGCTGAATTCTCAATTTCTTTAACCAGATATTCTATAGCCAATTCCATCCCTTTCTTTAATTCTATTGGAGGGGCACCAGAGGTTAAATATTTTTGAGCTTCGCGATACATTGCATAGGTTAAGACCGTTGTCGTTGTGGTCCCATCACCAGCTTCTTGATTTGTTTTTTCTGCTGCTTGTTTTACGATTTGTGCACCAGTATTCTCGAATGGATCTTCCAAGTCTATAAACTTGGCCACTGTTACTCCATCTTTGGTTGCAAATGGCATTTTGTCTTTCCGATGAAGAATCACCGTTCTTCCCTTCGGCCCAAGCGTAGAAGCTACATTTTGCGCAACAATGCGCATACCTTCTTCCAATTTACCTCTAAGGGTATTAGAACTACTAAACTGTTTCATGTGGTACCTCTGTATTTTAATAAATTATAGAAAACAATTATAACTTTGTCAAGTGTTATTTTTCAGATTTTATTTGTGTGGTCTTTTCACTAATTTGCGTTGACGCCTGAATGGCGGTGTCGGCAAGTTTGTCATCTTCCATTCCACCAGCAAAATAACCTTGAATATTGGTCGTCAAAAGCTTCAAGTTGTTGAAAATGTCAAAAATCGCCGTGTTGATCACGTTTCTAACACCGTCTATCATTCTTTGAATCCTTGAAGCACCAATTTCAATTTCACCTATTTTTACGTCTGACTGACCTTCTGGCAGTGCTGAATCAGGAACATATAAGACATCACGCCTATTCATGCTGAACTGGTGTGTATTAATAAAGCCACGAGACACTCGCAGGGCTATTTTCTTTAGCTGGGGAGATAAAGTGTCGTAAAATTCCGCAGAGCGGCTGGAACTTATAAAGTTATCCCCGAGGACTTTATTCACAATTGCCCTTCGAGCACTGTTAACTGCAATATGATTTTTACGAACCTCTTCATTGGCATTATAAATCAGCTCAAAGTAATCCAATACTTGATTGGATTCGATATTGCCCTCTTCTGCAAAGTTTTTCAGCAACCTAAGCAGTGGTGCACTCCAACTAGGTCTCCATGAGCGGCCACCTTGGCCGACGCTAATCTTTGAAAAGCCGGGTTTTCTGGGTGAAGAAAAGATAGCTGGGTTCTTTGCCCAGTTAACGGCCTGCAAAAGTCTCTCAGCCATGGCAGCATCTTGAACAGAGCTTTTAATCGTATCTACAAACATTTTCTCAGATTCTTCTGCGGACATATATTCTGGGAGTTCAATGTTAAATTCTTCTGGGTTGTTGACAAAGCCGCTAGGGAGTTGTAAAACCTCCGGGTGACGGCTTGCTCCTAAGATCTCATATACATTGTCTAACGTGAAATTAAATCTATAAAATTTCAAAGTTCCTTCTAAGTCTAAGCCTTCGCCTTCAAGACTTTTCATGACTACAACATATTGCATAAGATTTGGCTCTCGCACTAAATCGTTAACCAAGTCCGTATAGCTACCGCCGACATGTACTGTTTTCTCATTGTAAAGCTTTAAAGAAATGGGAGTGCCATCGGCAGTTGTTAGATCGGCAATTGTTTTGTTACCTGTTGATATTTGATTGCCTCCAAGCAAAACGCCAAGAAAAGACTCAAAAGCAAAGCCTGCGGCAGAGGCATTAAAATTGGTGATAATTTTAGTTAAAGTTTTATAAAAAGTTAAATAACCCATCGTCTTTCTAATAGTTTCTGCTTGATTCGTGCTTTGAAGTTCTTTCATAGTCTCTTCATTCATCGAATAAAACTCAGCTAACTTTGCAATCTTATCTTGTAGATCTCCACCCTTGGCAACATTGTTTAAAAAATTTGCCAGCTGTGCTCTTTGTTCCGATGGAATGGGGCCAGCATCGCCGGTCCTCAAACCTGCCCAGCCCAATTCTGAAACACCAATCTCGGGAATACCAGAAAGTTCGGTACTCATTTCCTGTTCAACGATTTGCCCCTCTTCGTTTATGGAGTCATCGTGGAACCTCGCTCCTTGAATCATCTCAAGGAGAGATTCTAAGCCAACGGGTTGTTTTGGTTCAAAGTATTTGCTTATTAGATTATCAATTGTAGCCATACAAGTAAATAGTCCCCTTTATATGATAATATCAGCTATGCCCATCTTAACCGCCTCTTCGGCGTTAAGATAGACATCAACTTTTTTATCTAACATTTTTTTCAAGTCGCGCTTTGTGAGGTTTGTCTCTGTCACTATGGCATTTATGTGTTGTTCCTGCACCCATCTAGTCTCTTTCATTTCATTTTCTAGAAGATGGACTGGGCCGTAGTGTCCACCTCGTATAGAGTGTATCATAATTCTTGTATTCTTGCCAATTTTTCTCTTTCCTTTCGTGCCTGCAGCTAACAACAGTACACCAGCGGACATTACTTTTCCAATGGCAAATGTGCTTATCGGACAATCTTTTTTTACCATGCGCATAAGATCATAAATCGCAAACATCCCCAGTGCATCGCCGCCCCAAGTTGAAATGCAAAAATTAATAGTATTTTCTTCTTCTGTTTCCTCTTTAGAGCAATAATCTTTTAGAGTAACAAGGGCCATACAAACATTTTCAACAGCTTCTTCATCTAGGTCTCCAAAAAGGGCAATTGTTTTCGTTTGGGGGGCTTCGGGCGGGGCAAGGTCGGAAAGGCTAATTCTTAAAGTATCTTTTTCTTGTTCTGTCTCTTTGTTATCTTTAGTATCGCTCATCATTTAGTCCCCTTTCTCTACTTCTTGTAAGGGAATAATCATGACAATCAATTAAAATTTGTGTTACCTCTTCCCAATCTTTTACGTCAACATACGGCTTATACACGGGCGGGACAGAACTGTTCAATTTTTCAACAGCGTCTCTCTTCCATTTGTCAAAAAATAGCTCATCATCATTTTCAATCAGTTTGCTCTCTTCATCAGACAATGAATTATCTCTTCTAATCGCGTTGCCTCTCAAAGTCCTAACCGTGGCCAATTCCATCATAGCCTGACCCAATAACTGGAGAGCAAGCAGCCTGATATCGTTTACGAAGCGTCCCTTCTGAGCGACACCTAAAATATAAGCTAAAAATTTATAAAAGAACGCGCCAAGGAAAAACCAAAAAAATTCCCACATAAGTTACTTGCTCCGTTGAGGTGTGCTGAAGATAGAGTATAAATTTATCGAGAAGCTAGAATTCTTTTTGTGACTCGTCGAGCAACCTCTGCTACAAGGGCTTTTTCTTCCAACTCTTCTGGCTCTTCTTCGACATCGACATCAACCTCTGCGTCTACGCCTACGTCTGGTTCATCGGTTGGCTCGGCTTCCAAATCAAGCTCGTCGCCAGCTTCCATGTCATCACCTGTGGTAATCTCCAGTGTTCCATCGGCTATTGCATCCTCCAGATACTCGCCCACGGCACTAGCAATGCCCGTTTTAAGTTCCTCCATTGGATCATCTGCTGGATCATCATCCATGTCACCCATATCGTCCATGGGATCTTCTTCCGCGTCCATTCCCATGTCACCCATATCAGGCTCTGCATCCATGTCAGGCTCATCAAGCTCTACGTCCATTCCTTCGTCATCTTGTTCCTCAAGATTCTCTACGTCTTCATATATTTCTTCATTCAAACGATCTACGAATGGATTAGTGAGAGGTTCAATTTCAGCTAATTTCATAAATCGACGAATAGTACCTTCGTTTAGTAAGGTTTTGTCACTCATTTGGTTTCTCCTTCTCAACAAACCTCGGTGGGTAAATTGTTGGTATTCAATGTAATAATTAGTTAGTTATTTTGTAAAACTTCTTTTGAAGTTTGCGAATAGCCTCTTTTTCAATCTGAGAAATCCTCACGTGAGAAATCTTTAATCTTTTGGCCACTTCTTGTAGTGTCATTGAACCATTATTTTTAACCGCAATTTGTATACAATTTAAGTCTTGTTGAAAGTCTATCCACTTTCTGCATTGCTTTTCTTTACAACTGGTTTTTTCTTTCATACACTTGCTCGCACATAATTCCATAATCTCACTCGCCTCCATTCCTGTCATCTTCGATTAAGTCGAATATGTTTTCTATTTCTTTTTGATTTAATCCAAATCTGTTTATTATTTCTTGTTCCCTCTTGCGTAGTTGTTTTGCTTTTTTCAATCTAAATTTCCTAGCAAGCATACTCTTTTCTTTTACCTTGTTTATAAATGGCATTAAATCCTCATCTTCATTCAAATAACCTTTTATATATTCATTAAAGAAAAAAAACTTTGTAATGTCATCAAAATTTAGTTTGATTATTAGATTAACATCCAAGTTTTCAAGAGACGGAAACATAATATATTTTCCGCCCTCTGGTATCTTTTTTTTCATCCGAATAAAATATGAGTTTTGCTTTCGTTAAGTCCTGCAGACGTTTGGCAGGCAAATTTAGCCTTCGTCTGGAACTGCTGAATTGTTCTTGCGCCGGAATAGGACAAGCCAGATTTTATTCCTTTGCGGAGGCTTTTTAAAATATCTCCCACTAAACCCTTATATTTTACGTGAGTGCTTATTCCCTCTTCTGACGAGGTTCGACCTCTCCAATCCATTTGCGCGTCACTGCTGGCCATACCTCGATATTTTTTAACGAGGCCAGTGGAGGTTGTAATCGTTTCACCGGGTGTCTCGTCTGTGCCTGACAATAATGAGCCAACCATAACAAAATCCGCTCCTGCGGCGAATGCTTTAACTATATCGCCACTGGACCGTATACCGCCGTCAGCAATTATTTTAACATCTCGGTCAGTTCTGGCACAATCCATAATTGTTTGAAGACCCGGTAAGCCGTGGCCGGTTTGGACCCTCGTCGAACAGATAGAACCCCCACCGATGTTACATCGAATACTGTCCGCTCCCCAGTCCGCTAAATCATTAAACCCCTCAAGGGTGGCTACATTGCCAGCCATGATATGAATATTAGAATCTAATTCTTTTTTAAGAGCTTCAATAGCGTTTTTAACGAGAAGATGGTGGCCATGTGCCACATCAATACAGATTATTTCTGCGCCATTGGCGCAAAGCGTCACTGCGCGTTCAAGGTACCCATCGGTAACTCCAACGGCTGCTCCGACCTGTGGTTTAACTGCAGCTTTGAGAAGTAGATTGTATGTTTCATGAACAAGCAACGCCTGCTCTTCTATCGTGTTGTAACGGTGGATGATACCTAGACCGCCATTCTTACACATTTGGTAGGCAATTTCTGACTCTGTGATGGTGTCCATCGGGGAAGAAATAATTGGTAATGCAAACCAATGGGCGTTATCTAAAATATTGCCAATGTAAATTTCCTTCCTACTTTTTATGTCTGAGTATTGTGGGACGAGTAGCACGTCATCATAGGTTAACGCTTTCTTAGTTTCCATTTTGGCCCTCTTCAATATCTTCGATAAGCCGATCAAGATACCAGCGAGCTTTTTTTAAATCTTGCAGAGATTTTCCTTTATAGGGATGTCTTGTAACATATTTAATTATATTGCTTTCAGGGTACCCCATTTCCCAAGACTTGATATAATCATAAGTCTCTATGGCTTTATTTCCCCTCCAGTTGATAGTATAATGTGTGGGGTGGTTAACTTTGTCTTCCTTTAGTTCACTTCCTGCCATTCTCCCTCCTCTAAGAAAATGTCTTGTTCGCACAAAATATCATCAAGTCTTTCCCATTCCTGTTGTTCATCCACATCACTGTCGAAAACAACATATGTTCTATCCCACTCGAATCCTTCAAGGTTCTGAATCGCTCCTTCGACATTATATTCAAAATAATGAAGACTCTCTGGAGTCAAGCCAAATCTGTTTTCGAATTCAACACAAAAATCCTCTGGGTCACTTTGTTCTTCCCAGATCAAATATTCGTCCAGCAAATTAAGCTCGGATGCCAAATCTGTGTCGATGGGGAATCCCTTTTTCTGCATAATATGATATTGCATTATTCTTTTTCCTTTCTCCTATCAAGAAGTCCTTCTTTCATATCTTTAATTAGGTTAACTGCTTTCTCCCAGCAATCAGGACAATAAAGATTTACTTTCCCTTCTTGTTGACGGACTACAACACTCCATGTTGTAACTTGCTCACGATTCAGTTTATCAAAATCCTTTTTACATGTCAA